TGCGGCTAAGGCTGGCTACGGGTCTGGCGCTTTCTGTTCGTTCGTTGACATCCCGACACGGGTTGTCAGATCCTGCCGACACGGGAGGAAATCATGGCTGGGCGAGGGCCTGCCCCGAAAGATCCGAAGCGTCGGGCGCGGAAGAACGCGGACCCGATTGCGTTGCGTGTAATTCACGCGGAGCCGGTTGCGCAGCCGGAGCTGCCTGAGCACGTCGACTGGCCGCCGCAGACTTTGCAGTGGTGGCAGATGTGGGCGGATTCGCCGCTGTCGGCGGATTTCACGTCGACTGATTGGTCGGAGCTGCGGGACACTGCGTTGCTGCATGCGCAGTTGTGGAGTGGTGATCTTAAGGTCGCTCCGGAGTTGCGTATCCGGGTGGCGAAGTTCGGGGCGACGCCCGAGGACCGTGCTCGGCTGCGGATCGTGTTCGCTCAGGCGGACGAGGCTGACGAGAAGCGGGCACCGACTGGCGCGTCGTCTCGGTCGAGGCGCGGGGTCCTCAAGGCTCTACCGGACGCGTGATCCGTGGCATGGAAGCCGTCCGAGCCTGGCGAGGTGCCGACGCTCGGTTGGATCGTCATCGATTGGATCGCGGAGTATCTGGCTGCGCCTGATCGAGCCGAGTATGAGCCGTTCCGGCTTTATCCGGAGCAGGAGGACTTCGCTCTCCGGTTCTACGAACTGGATCCGAAGACGGGCCGTCGTCGCCGCCGTCGCGGCGTGATCTCACGCCCCCGCGGGTGGGGCAAGTCGCCGTTCTTGGCGGCACTCGCGCTCGCTGAGGCGTTGGGCCCGGTGGTCCCGGATGGTTGGGACGCTGACGGGCAGCCGGTCGGGGTGCCGTGGTCGTCGAAGCGGACGCCGCTGGTGCAAGTGGCTGCGGTATCGGAGAAGCAGACCCGGAACACGTGGACTCCGCTGCTGGAGATGTGCGAGGGCCCGGTGCTCGACGAGTACCCGGGGCTCGAGCCGCTGGGCACATTCGTGAACTTGCCGCGTGGTCGCGTCGAGATGGTTACGTCGTCGGCGCGGACGGTGAAGGGCAACCGGGCCGTGTTCGCGGTGCTGGACCAAACCGAGGAGTGGGTCGAGTCCAACGGCGGCTTGACGTTGGCGCAGACGATGCGGATCAACGCGGCCAAGGTGGGCGGTTCGACGATTGAGTCTCCGAACGCGTTCACTCCGGGGGAGGGGTCGGTCGCGGAGGCGTCGGCCGCCTATTGGCAGGCGATCGGCGAGGGTAAGGCCCGTGATGATGGCCTGTACTACGACCACCGCGAGGCGCCGGCTGATACGTCGCTGACAGAACGAGCTTCGCTGCTGGGTGGCCTGGAGGTCGCTTACGGCGATAGTGCGGACACGAACGGCGGACATGTCGACCTCGACGCGATCATCGCGTCGGTGTGGGACCCGGATATCGCACCACAGAAGGCCCGCGCGGACTTCTTGAACCAGATCACGCACGCGTCGGATTCGTTGGTGTCTCGCCCGGAGTGGGCGGGCTGTGCGGATGCGTCGAAGGTCGTCGCTGACCGGGACGTGGTGACGCTCGGGTTCGACGGGTCGCGTGGCCGAGTAAAGGGCAAGCCCGACGCGACAGCGCTGATCGGGTGTCGCGTCGAGGATGGGCACCTGTTCGAGCTGGGCGTGTGGGAGGCACCGGACGGGCCGGGCCAGGAAGAATGGTCCCCGCCGATTCCGGCGATCGAGGCAGCCATCGCTAACGCGTTCCGCAGGTTCACGGTGGCGGCGTTCTACGCCGACCCAGCGAAGGACTGGCGCTCGCATGTGAACGCGTGGGAGGCCCGGTTCGGGCGCAAGGTCAAGGTCAAGGTGAAGGCCGACCATCCGTTTGAGTGGTGGATGACCGGCGGTCGGTCGGGGATCAATCAGCGGGCGATCGAGCAGTTCGAGGGTTCGGTCCGCAATGGAGACATGACTCATGACGGGTCATTCGCACTGACACGGCACGTGCTGAATGCGCGCCGCCGGATTAAGCACCAGAAGCTGACGATCGCGAAGGAACACGACTACTCGTCGAACAAGGTCGACGCCGCGGTGGCCGCGGTGTTGGCGTGGCAGGCGCGGCTGGATGCGATCGCGGCCGGCGTGAAGACGACGGCGAATCGGAAGGTACCCGCAAGGGTCCGGTAACTCGGAGAGGGGTGGCTTGTGGCGCCGATCGAGACCCGCACCCCGAACTCGCCGGGCTGGTGGCTGGTGCAGCTGTCGAACAAGCTGTCGGCGCGCCGGTTGAAGATCCGTCGTCTGCGGTCGTACATGGATGGGTCGGCGCCGCTGCCGGAGGGTGCGGAGGGGCTGCTGGAGGCGTATCGGACGTTCCAGCGGAAGTCTCGGACGAACTTCGGTGAGCTGGTCGTCGAGGCTGTTGCGGAGCGGATGATTCCGACTGGTGTCCGAGTGGGCGACGATGACGCTGATGCTGATTCGCAGGCTCGTCGGATCTGGACAGCGAACCATCTCGACATCTTCGCGCCGGATGTGCACGCGGACATGCTCGGTGTCGGCGACGGGTATGTGATCGTGGGTCCGCCGGCGGGCGGCGAGGGCACGCCGGTCATTACGCGCGAGGCGCCCGAGCTGGTTGTTACGGCGCATGATCCGCGGCGTCCGCAGAAGATCATCGCGGCGATGAAATTGTTCCGCGACGACGTCGCCGGGCTCGATTACGCGTGGCTATTCCTGCCTGGCCAGGTGTGGGTGGCGAAGAAGAAGGCCTCGGAGCAAGGCGGCGACCCGGAGGTCACCGCGCACGGCTGGGAGTGGGACGAGGAGCTGTCGCAGTCGTGGCCGGATGGCATGGGTGACGCGTTGCCGGTGGTTCGGTTCCGCAACCGTCGCGGCTTGGGCGAGTTCGAGCCGCACACCGACGTCCTGGACCGGATCAACTACATGATCTTGCAGCGGCTTGTGATCGCTGCGATGCAGGCTTACCGGCAGCGGGCCACGAAGGGTGATCTGCCGGAGGTCGACGAGGAAGGTAACCCGATCGACTACGGGGCGCTGATGCGGCCCGGTCCGGGGGCGCTTTGGCGTCTCCCGGAGGGTGTCGAGTTGTGGGAGTCGCAAACCACGGACATGACGCCGCTGTTGTCGGCCGCGAAGGATGACATCCGCGACCTCGGCGCGGTGACGCGGACGCCGATGTCGATGCTGCTTCCCGATGGCGCGAATCAGACCGCCGAGGGTGCCGCGTTTGCCCGTGAGGGTTTGATTTTCAAAACTGATGACCGGATCAAGCGGGCCACGTACGGCTGGGACAGCGTGTACGGGTGGGCTTTGCGGTTCTCCGGCTCCGCGGCGGCTGTGGAGCAGGTGCGCACGTTGTGGGCGCCGCCGGAGCGGTACAGCCTCGCCGAGCGGGCCGACGCGTCGTCGAAGGCCGCCGACATCCCGTGGCGTACCCGCATGACCGACATATGGGGTTTCGCTCCGGAGTCGGTCGACCGGATGGAGTCCGAGCGGGTCAGCGATCAGTTGATGATCGCTGCGCTCGCCCCGGTGGCCCCCTCCGGGCAGGAGTCGGTCCCCAATGTCGATGAGCCCTGAGGTTCGCAGCGTCATCCTGAACTACCAGGGCCAGGTGGCCGTGCTGCGCCGCCAGGTCGATTCGTACGCCTCGGCGCAGTGGTCGCTGCTCGACTCGTGGCGTGACGCCGACATCGGAAGGCTCGTGCAGGCGCTCGTGCCGGTGTCGCTGGGCGCTCAGCGACGCATGGTGGCTCTCACGGACGCCTATCTGGCCGCCGTGGCGGTCGCGCAGGGTGCCCGGCAGGCACCGTCAGGCGTGGCCGTGGGCGCTGTCACGGGAGCGGCCCTGCGAGGCGTGGACCCGTCGGTGGTGTACGCCCGAACCGGGCCGACGATCTGGCGGGCACTGGAGCAGGGCAAACCGCTGAGCGCCGCGGTTGGCCTTGGGCGTCACCGGTTGACCAACATGCTCATGACCGACCTGCAACTGACCAAAACGCACACGGTGAGGGAAAGGCAGCGCCGCGACGACTCGGTCGTCGGGTATCGGCGGGTACTTCGACCTGGCGGGGAGAACTGCGCGCTGTGCGTGCTCGCGTCGACGCAGCGGTACACCCGCGGCGACCTGATGGAGATCCACCCCGGCTGCGGCTGTGACGTCGCGGAGATCCGCGGTTCGAACGACCCGGGCCAGGTGCTCGACGCCGACGCCGTCGACCGGTTGCACCAGCAGGTGCAAGACGAGTTCGGCTCGCATGGCCGGGGTGGCCGCGGCCCCGTCGACTACCGCGACGTCATGGTCCGCCAGCACGGCGAGATAGGCCCTGTTCTCACCTGGCGCCACCAGGCGTTTACCGGCCCCGCCGACCTCAACTGATCTTCCCCGGCGTTTTCGTCGGGGCGCCCGACACGGGCACCAATTCCGCACACCCGACACGGGGAGCTGTCATGTCCGAATCGGACAACACGGAACAGGCCGCCGGTACCGAAGGCACCTCCACTGACGAAGGCCAGGACGCCGCGCCCGACACGGGCACCGGCTCTGCTGGCGACGTCGACAAGTGGAAGGCCATCGCTCGCAAGCACGAGCAGCGAGCCAAGGAGAACGCCGACAAGGCGAAGGAATACGACGCCTACGTCGAGTCGCAGAAGTCCGAGTCGCAGAAGCTCACCGACGCACAGAAGGCCGCCGAGGCGCGTGCTACTGCCGCCGAGGCTGACGCTGCGCGGCTGCGGGCTGCGCTCGAACACGGCCTGTCGAAAGACGACCTCGACCTTCTCGGGTCGGGGACCGCCGACGAGATCACACAGCGCGCCGAACGGCTCGCCGAGCGGCTCAAGTCGGCGAAGCCGGCATATCCGGACCTGGCACAGGGACGCGGCACGCCCGGTGAAAGCAAACCAACCGTGAATGACCTATTTCGCGCAGCAGCGCGGAAGTGACTGGCCGCCAGAACGGCGGACCTCACAGAAAGGAAAGCCGTCATGGCTGACATCACACGCGCCGATGCTCTGGCGCTGCTCGCGGAGCAGGACATCCGCGAGATCGTCCAGGAGGCGACCGTTTCGTCGGCCGCCCTGGCTACCTTCCGCACCATCCGCATGTCGGCGAAGCAGGCCCGCATGCCGGTGCTGTCCGCGCTGCCTACCGCAGGGTTCGTGACCGAGTCGGCGTCCGACGCGTCCGGGTCGAAGCCGACCACGAAGGTCGAGTGGGAAGACAAGGAGCTGATCGCGGAGGAAATCGCCGCGATTGTGCCCATCCATGAGAACGTCCTGGAGGACCAGGACTACGACATCTGGGCCGAGGTTCGCCCGCTCGTCGCGCAGGAGTTCGGCCGTGTTCTTGACGCGGCTGTGCTGTTCGGCACGAACAAGCCATCGACGTGGACCGACGACGCGCTCGTCCCGGGCGCTGTCGCCGCGGACAACGACCATGCCGCAGGTTCCGGTGACGTGGAAGGCAACACCGACCTTGCCGGCGACGTGAACGCGGCGTTCGGGCTCGTCGAGGATGACGGGTTCGACGTCAATGTCGCCTACACGGGACGGTTCCTGCGCCAGCACCTTCGGGGACTGCGTGACACCGACGGGTTCCCGATCTACCTCGACAACGTCCGGTCGGACGGGTCCACGCCGAGCATCTACGGCCAGGATCTGTACTACGTGCAGAACGGCACGTGGGACCGCGACGAGGCCACCATCCTCGTCGGCGACCGGTCGAAGGCGATCCTGGGTGTCCGTTCGGACGTGCAGGTGAAGCTGCTCGACCAGGCGACCCTCGACATGGGCGGCGGCACGCTGGTGCACCTGGCGCAGCGGGACATGGTCGCGCTGCGGTTCAAGTTCCGCGTGGGCTTCGCCACGTCGGTTCCGCTGGGCCTCGAAGGTGGCGAGTCTCGCTACCCGTTCGCCGTCGTCACTCCGGGCTCCTGACCGTTACTGCGTGAGGGAGGTCGACATGCTGCCAGATTTGGCCACGCCGGCCGACCTCACGTCGTACGGCTACCCGGACGTCGCCGGTGGCTTCCTGGCCCGGGCTTCGGCTCGGGTCAGGAGGCACACCAGGCAGCAGATCACGGCCGGGACGTCGACGGTGGCGCTGCCGTCGTGGCCGTACCGGCTGCCTCAGCGGCCCGTCGTCGAGGTCGTGTCGGTGGAGACGTCGGATGGCACCCAACTCGCCTACGAGCTGTCTACGAGCGGTGTGCTGAAGGTGCGCCGCCATTGGGGCGGCCCTATCCATGTCACCTACGACCACGGGTTCGACGAGCTGCCCGACGAGCTTGTCGAGTTGGTCTGCTCGATCGCGGCGAGGCTCTCGCGCACGCCTGATGCGGTCAGTTCCGGCGCCACGTCGGAGCAGGCCGGCGGCGAGGCTGTGGCGTGGGGGTCGGACGCGTGGCGCGGCACGACCGGGCTGACGGCTGAGGAGAAGGCCGCCCTGGACCGGTTGTTCCCGAAGGTTCCGGCGACGGTTGCGTTGCGGCCGTGACGATCTCGTTCAAGGACCAGACTGCCACGGTCGTCCGCCCCGCGTGGGTGGACGAGCGCGGCGACCTGATCGAGGACTGGTCGAACGCGGCCGAGCACGACATCGACGGCTGTCGGCTGCAACCGATGGCCACTGATGAGGTGCTGTTCTCCGGCGCGACTGACTCCGAGGGTGGTGTGGCGCGTAACGCGGTCGTCATCCGGTGGAAGTTGTTCCTCCCTGACGGCGCCGACATCGAAGCGCATGACCGTATCCGGTTCCGTTCCGAGCTGTACGAGGTTGATGGGGAGCCGCTGCGGTGGGAGTCGCCGACAGGGTTCCTCGCGCATGTGGAGACCGTCCTACGCAGGGTGGAGGGCTGAACTGTGGCGAGCGTGAGGATCCGACTCAACCGTGCCGGTGTTCGTGCTCTGCTGCGTGGCAGTGAGGTGCAGCGGGACGTGGAACGGCGGGCATCTCGGATCAAGAGCGCTGCCGGGTCGGGCTATGACTCGACGTCGGAGGTTGGGCCGAACCGTGCCCGCGCCGAGGTTCGCACCGCCGACATGGCCACACGCCGCCGTGAGGCCGAGTCGCAGTCGCTGCTGCGCGCTCTGGACGCCGGGAGGCGCTGATGCAGGTCATCGTGTTTCCCGACGTCGAGGATCTTGTCCGTGCGCACCTGGCCGCCGAGCTGCCCAACCACGGGCAGGCCGCATCGGTCCATGTGACGATCCCGAACCCGCGCCCTGACCGGTTCGTCACCGTCCCCCGCGTCGGTGGCCCGACACGCAACGTCGTCGTCGACATGCCCACGCTCAGCGTCTCCTCGTGGGGCGCCACGCCTAAGCAGGCCCACGACCTAGCGCAGGTCGTGCGTGGCCTCATCAACGCGCTGCCCGGCCAGGTTCTCGACGGCTACCCGGTGTACCGGGTGTCTGAGATGACCGGCCCGGCGAACCTGCCCGACTCTGTGTCGGGGCAGCCCCGCTACTTGCAGGCTTTCTCGGTCTGCATCCGCGGTCAGGCCGCCTAGAGCCTGCCGCACATCTGAACCGCCGTCCGCACCGGTGGTGACGCCATCGACGGCCATTTGCCGTCTCGTCACGTCCCCGGAAGGACAGCCATGCCTCAGAGCACCGAGCTGGATGCTGCCGAGGTCGACGTCGCCGTCACCGGCGCCGTGGCCTTCGCTGGCACCGATGCATCCGCCCCTACCGACGCCGACACTCCTGTCGGGACCGTCGATTCCGACTACCGCGACGTGGGCTATCTGTCCGCTGACGGGGTGGTCGAGGCCCGCGACCGGTCCACCAACAACATCGTCGCGTGGCAGAACTCGGACATTGTCCGCGTCGTGACCACTGAAGCCTCCATCACGGTCCAGTTCACGATGATTCAGACGAACCCGGACACGCTGGAGCTGTTCTACGGCTCCGCGGTCGACCCGACCGACGGATCGGTGAAGATCGTTCCCCGCGAGTCCGGTGGCCGTCGTTCGGTCATCGTGGACTACGTCGACGGTG